TACCGAAGCTAAGGGATCAATCAGTATGAAAGGACTGCTTAAACTAGAATTTACTACAGAAACCGGAAAATCAATTTATTACTTACCTGAATTAAGAACTACGTAATGGAACAGATAATTAGAGTAAATGACGATTTATTTTTAATAAAAAGAACAACTAATGAATTATATGAACGTTTCGCAAGTTTATGGAATGAAACATCTATAAACCATAAAACATTTAAAAAAGATGGCCGAATGTACTTCTGTGAACTTATAGAAGAGGCCCAAATTATAGAAGATAATATTAACCAAAAACAAGAAAACAATGATTAAAGCAGTATGGGATGCCATAATTGTACAGGCAGACGAAAAAAATGATCGTATGCATGGGAAATTTATTATTCCCGATTTAACACAAGAAAAAGCAATAATTGGAACAATTATTGACGTAGGACCAGGAAAATGGAATGCAGCTGGAACTGAAAGAGTTCCTATGTCTTTTAAAGTAGGAGACAGAGTATTACTACCTCAAGTAGGATTAACTAAATTAGAATGGGACGGAACAGAATACTTAGCAACATCTGAGGCTACAGTATTAGGATTAATTGAAGAACAAAACTAAATATGAAAACAGCCTTTAATCAAGACGCTAAAGAGAAATTAGCAAAGGGTATTAAAACCGTAGCAGACGCTGTAGGTTCTACCTTAGGTCCATATGGACGAAATGTATTATTCCTTGACGAATATGGGAGTGTACGTAGTACAAAAGATGGTGTAACTGTAGCTAAAGAGCTTAAAAAACTTGAAGACCCTATTGAAAATATGGGAGCACAAACAGTAAAACAAGCATCTATTAAAACTGCTGATAAAGCAGGAGACGGTACTACTACATCAACTGTATTAGCTAATGAATTAATTCAAAAAGCATTTAATAGTATCAACGCCAATACTAATGTTGTATTAGTAAAAAAAGGTATTGAAGCAGGAGCTGCTGAAGTATTAACAGGTTTAAAACAAATTAAACGTGAAATTACTTCTCCGGAGCAAATTAAGCAAGTAGCCACTATCTCTGCTAACAACGACGACGAAATTGGAGCATTAGTTGCTGAAGCTATGGAATTAGTAGGGCAAGATGGTGTTGTAACTGTTGAAGAATCTAAAACAGGAGAAACATCATTAGAAACAGTTGAAGGTATTCAATTTGACAGAGGATACAAATCAATGTACTTTGTAACAGATAACAATTCAATGTCAGCTACATTACAAGATCCAGTAATCTTAATTTATAATGGGCGTTTAGTATCAGTTAAAGAATTACTTCCAATTCTTGAAGGTGCTTCTCAAACAGATAGTTCATTGTTAATTATTGCTGAAGATATTGATGGTGAGGCTTTATCTACGTTAATCGTAAATAAAATGAGAGGTATGTTAAAAGTAGTTGCTGTTAAAGCTCCTGATTTTGGGGATAGACGTGCTGCCGTTTTAGAAGATATCGCTACTGTAACCGGTGGAACTGTAGTATCACCCGAAAAAGGTATGAAATTAGATAGATTTAATTCTGATTGGTTTGGTACTTCTAGAGTTGTAACTGTAACTAAAGATACTACTACAATTGTAGATGGTAGAGGTGAAGAAACTGCTGTTCAAGAACGTGTAGGTGAATTAAAAGAGCACATAGGAAAAGCCACCTCAGCATTCGAAAAAGAACATTTACAAGAACGTTTAGGTAAATTAGTAGGTGGTGTAGCTGTAATCAATATTGGTGGTGCTACTGAAACTGAAATTAAAGAGAAAAAAGATCGTATCGATGATGCTCTTCAAGCAACAAAAGCTGCTTTAGAAGAAGGATTATTACCTGGTGGCGGTATTGCTTTGTTAGAAGCTAGAGAAGGAATTACTCAAAATAAAACAGACGGAGGTGACTTTAACTTAGGTAAAAGAATTGCTCATGCTGCTTGTGGAGCTCCATTCTTAAAAATTCTTACAAATGCTGGTATTGAAACTACAAGTGAAATTATTTTCGCTCTTCGTAAAGCTAGAGAGGATAACCCAGAAAAAGGTCGTACATTTGGATATGATATAAAAACAGAAACAGTAACAGATATGTTTGAAGCTGGTATTATAGATCCAATGAAAGTAGTACGCACAGCGTTAGCAAATGCTGTATCCGTTGCCGGAACTATACTGTTAACAGAGTGTGTAATTTATGATGAACCTAAAAAAGATAAAGATGATCAACAACAGCTTATGGGTTGAGAAATATAGATCACAAACTTTAGAACAATACGTTGGAAATGAGGGTATAAAAGCCTTTATTTCTAAGTGTATTACTAATAATGATATCCCTCACCTATTATTTTATGGTAAAGCAGGTACAGGTAAAACTACCTTAGCTAAATTAATTACTAAAAATATTAAATGTGATTTGATGTATATTAATGCTTCTGATGAAAGAGGTATAGATACTATTAGAGAAAAGATTGTTGATTTTGCTTCTGTAAATAGTTTTAATCCTATAAAAATTGTTATTCTAGATGAAGCTGATTATATTACGCCTCAAGCACAAGCTGCTTTGCGTAATGTTATGGAAACCTATTCTGATAAAACTAGATTTATATTAACCGCAAACTATGCTGAGCGTATAATTGATCCGTTAAAAAGTAGATGTCAAACATTTCACATTGAACCACCTACAAAAGGGGAAGTAGCTAAACATGTAGCGGGTATTCTAGACCAGGAAGAAGTAACATACGAACTACCTATATTAGCGGGTATAATCAAAACATACTACCCAGATATTAGAAAAATCATCAATGTTGCTCAACAATCTATAGATGATAACAACACATTAAATCCTGGAGCATTAATTGCTAATGTAGAAGATGTATTAAATACCATTATACTGTTATTAAAAGCACGACCTAAAAGTGTTTGGACAGATATACGACAAGCAATAGTCGATGAAGATATCAACGATTTTATACCGTTATTTACAGGGTTATATGAGCGAGCAACAGAATTCAGTAATTCACCAGCAGATGTATCAATTCACGCTGCTCAATATATGTGGCAAAATAATTCAATTGCTGATCGTGAATTGAATTTCTGCGCATTCATCGCACAGATTTTAAAGATAAATTAAGTTCCCGGTCAGCATTATATATTTATAATAAATAAAATATTATGAGTATAGGAATTTACAAAATAACATCACCAAGTGGTAAAATTTACATAGGGCAATCTTCAAATATAGAGAATAGATGGAATAAATACAAAAATATTAATAATTCTGTAACTCAATTAAAACTTTATAGATCTTTTAAAAAATATGATATTGAAAATCATAAATTTGAAATAATTGAAGAATGTGAAATAACTGAATTAAATGAATGTGAGATTAAATGGGTTTTACATTTTAAATCTCATATTATTGGATTAAATATATTAAAAGGAGGAAACATGAGCAGAAGAGGAAAAAAACATTCCGAAGAGACTAAAAAAAAGATGTCTGAGAAACATAAAGGAAAAATTTTAACTCAAGAACACATAAATAATATAAAGAAATCTACAAAGGGTATAGTAAAAAACCAAGAATGGAAAGACAAAATAAGTAATAACCATTCAATGAATAAACCTATACTACAGTATGATTTAGATGAAAATTTTATAAAAGAATGGCCCTCAGTAAAAACAGTATGTAAATCTAACCCAAAATTATGTTACTCAACAATATGTAAATGTGCCTCAGGAGGATTAAAAAGCTCAGGAGGTTATAAATGGAAATATAAAAATTTTTAAAAATTAAATAAAAATGAATCAAAAAGAATTAAACATGAATGTGGCTTTGAAAGACACAACAGCTATTACCTGCGAAGAATGTGGACATAGTGTATTTCAAGAAGGAGTATTACTTCGTAAAATATCTAGATTTGTAACAGGAACCGCTCAAGATGCTCTTATGCCTATCCCAGTATTTTCATGTTCTAAATGTGGACATGTAAACGAAGAATTTATGCCTAAAGATAAATAAAAATGACAATATTTGATTGGATGAAACAGGTAACCTATATAAGGGATCCTTGGCATACCTTTAGTGATGAAGATAAAGAAAGTTTTAATACCTACATGCTTCACAAAGTTATATCAATGCATGAACCTTATATTGAATTAGCTAATTATTTACAAAAGCTATGGTTATTAACACCTGAGCAAATTTATAATATATATTGCGGTTATTTACCTGAAAATAAAATATTTGCTAAATACATTAAATCAAGTAAAATTAAAGTAAATAATGATCTAGTTAATATATTAGCTAATCATTATCAAGTATCAACAAGGGAGATAAAATCTTATCTACACATATTAAGTGAAGATGAAATAAAAAATGTCTTAATTAGTAGAGGAATAAATGATGATGAAATACAAAAACTATTAAATGAAAAAGGTACCAAAGCATCTAAAACCTCTACTGGAGTATAAAGCCGAAGAGATTAATTGGGAAACGGATAAAATTGTATCTTATTCCCAATTCTCAACTTGGAAACAATGTCCTCATAAGTGGAAACTTCAAAATGTAGATAAACTTAAAAACCCACCTAGTATCCATTTAATCTTCGGTACAGCAATACACACTGCTATACAACATTATTTAAAAGTAATGTATGAACAAAGTGGAGCAGCTGCCGATAGAGAAGATATAATTCAATTGTTTGAAAATAGTCTTAGAGAAGAATATAAAAAAGGTTTTGAACAAAATAAACAGAATCATTTTTCAAACGCTGAGGAAATGACTGAGTTTTTTGAAGATGGTAAAATTATATTAGAATACTTTAAAAGAAAAAAAGGTGGATACTTTTCAACTCGTAAAACACATCTTGTAGGAATAGAATTTCCTTTATCTTATGCACCACATGAAAATTATCCTAATGTAAAATTTAAAGGATTTATTGATCTTATATTCTACAATGAAAACACAGAAAAGTTATATATTTACGACATAAAAACTTCAACTCGTGGATGGAAAGATCAAGATAAAAAAGATGAAACTAAAACATCTCAAATCTTACTTTATAAATCATACTTTAGTAAAATATTTAACTGGGATGTAGATAAAATAGATGTTGAATTTTTTATTGTAAAAAGAAAAATATGGGAGGACAGTGATTATCCTATTCCTCGAATCCAAGAATTCATTCCCCCATCAGGAACAAGAAAACGTTTGAATGCCACAGAAGCCTTTCGTACATTTATTGAAGATTGCTTTACCACAGAAGGTAAACCTCAAGAAAAAGAATTTATAAAAAATATGAGTCCGTTATGTAAATGGTGTCAATTTAATGATGATTCTTCTTTATGTAACAAAGTTAATTCTTTATAAATTCACATATATTTATATCCAAATATATAATATTATGGCAAGTAAAAACGAAAAGTTAATCTTAACTAGTGTAAAAGTACACGAAGAGCTATTTGATGAATTCAAAGTAGCTAGTATTAAAAACAAATTTAATTTACAAAAACTTACAAATCGCGCAATGCATCTTTATTTAAACAATGATGAATTTCGCAAACAATTACACAATCACACTGAATTAGTGTTAAGTGGTAGTCTTTAATATCTTTTAAAATCTGTTATGAAAGAAAATTACATCCCGCAGGGACAACGAAAAAAAATCCTGTTATTATCTGATGACATCCGCACAACATCCGGAATAGCAACTATGGCTAGAGAAATTGTATTGGGAACATGTCATCACTACAATTGGGTAAATCTGGGAGCTACAATTCAAAACCCCGATGAAGGTAAAAAATTAGACTTAAGTGAAGACTCTAACGGCTTTGCTCAAATTACTGATGCAAATGTTACACTATATCCTTCTTCAGGATATGGTACCATTGAAAGAATCAGAGATCTAATTCAGACAGAAAAACCAGACGCTATTATGTTATTTACGGATCCTCGTTATTGGGAGTGGTTATGGATGCATGAACGAGAAATACGCTCGCAAATTCCTATTTTATATCTTAACATTTGGGATTCTTTACCTTATCCACTTTATAATAGAGGTTACTATGAATCGTGTGATTTATTAATGGCTATTTCAAAACAAACTGAAAATATTAATAGATCTGTACTAGGTAAAGCAGCTAATAGTAAAGTGATAGGATATGTTCCTCATGGTATTAATGAAGATGTATTTTTCCCTATTATTGAAGGAAATATAGGATGGAATGAACTTCAAGAATTCAAAAAGAATTTATTTGGGGGTAAAGAATATGAATTTGTACTAATGTTTAACTCTAGAAACATCAGACGTAAATCTTTTCCAGATACATTACTAGCTTGGAAATTATTTGTTGATAATCTCCCTGAAGATAAAAAAGATAAAGTAGCATTTATAGCTCATACTCAGCCTATAGATGAAAATGGGACAGATATACCAGCAGTGATTGAAATGATTTGGGGTAAAACACCACCAAATGTGTTTATTACTGGATTAAATAGGTTTATTCCTGAACAAATGAATTTATTATATAACTGTGCTGATGCTAGTATATTAATATCTTCAAATGAAGGGTGGGGGTTATCTTTAACAGAAGCAATGATGTGTGGTAAACCTATTATTGCAAACGTAACTGGAGGTATGCAAGATCAAATGCGTTTTGAAGATGAAAATGGTGATTGGGTTAAGTTCACAGAAGAATTTGGATCAAATCATTTTGGAAAATACAAAAAATGTGGCGAATGGGCATTCCCCGTATTTCCTAATAATATGAGTTTAATCGGCTCAGTACCAACACCTTATATATTTGATGATAGAGCAGATTTTAGAGACGCTGCTACTCAAATTCAAGCAATTTATGATTTAGATTCTAAAGAACGCAAACGTCTAGGAGAATCAGCACGTAAATGGACTTTATCGGATGAAGCTATGATGACTTCAACCAATATGGGTAAAAATGTTATTAAATATATTGATCAAACATTTGATACTTGGATACCAAGAAAATCCCATGACTTTATTAAAATAGAAGAATTATCTGCAAAACAAAATAAAACTATAATTTCGTTATGAGTAAACCAATTTGTATAGTAAGCTGTCCTATTGACACATTTAGTGGATACGGAGCTAGATCACGTGATTTTGTAAAGTCACTTATTGCCTCTAAAGGTGAGGAATGGGATATTAAAATATTATCCCAAAGATGGGGACAAACCCCGTTTGGAGCATTAGATGAAAGTATTCCTGAAGAAAAAGATTTAAAAGATAGAATAGTAGGGGCTTTAACTATGAATCTTTCCCAACAACCTGAAGTTTGGATTCAAATCACAGTACCAAATGAGTTCCAACCAGCCGGGAAATTCAATATAGGAGTAACAGCAGGTATAGAAACTACAATTTGTGATCCTAGTTGGATTGAAGGATGTAATAGAATGAATTTAACATTAACATCTTCAGACCATTCAAAAAAAGTATTCCAATCTAGTAAATTTGAACAACGAAATCAAGCGGGACAAATTATTGGAGCTATTGAATTGAAAACCCCAGTTGAAATTCTATTTGAAGGAGCTGATTTGAGTAAGTACTTTAAAACTACAGAAAAATTAGATTACAATGTATGTAAAGATTTAGATACAATTCCTGAAAATTTTTGTTATCTATTTGTAGGACATTGGCTTCAAGGTGAATTTGGAGAAGATAGAAAAAATGTTGGTTACACTATAAAAGCATTTTTAGAAGTATTCAAAAATAAGAAAAATAAACCTGCTTTGATATTGAAAATATCTCACGGTGCTACTTCTATTCTAGATAGAGATAAAATTTTAAAAAGAATAGATGATGTTAGAAAAACAGTATCCGGTAAAAATTTACCCAATATTTACGTAATACACGGCGATTTAAGCGACAGTGAAATAAATGCCATATACAATCATTCAAAAGTAAAGGCAATGGTTAATCTCACAAAAGGTGAAGGATTTGGAAGACCTCTATTAGAATTTAGTGTTGTTGGAAAACCTATTATTGCTTCTGGTTGGAGTGGCCATATAGATTTCTTACCTTCGGAATTCGCAGGTTTAGTTGGAGGTTCCTTACAACAAGTTCACCCAAGTGCTCATGTTCCTAATGTAATATTAAGAGAAAGTCAATGGTTTAAACCGGATGATAATCAAGTAGGACATGCTTTTATTGATGTGTTTGAAAAATATAAAGATTATCAAGAAAAAGCAAAACGTCTTGCATTTAGAAACAAACAAAATTTCTCATTAGATAAAATGACTGAAACTCTAAATAAACTACTAGTACAACACACACCAGAATTTCCAAAACATGTTGAACTTAAATTACCAAAATTAACAAAAATAAAATAACATGGACGATAATTTAATAAAATGCCCTCATTGTGAGGCGGAAATGTGTTATGAATATCATAATCCTCAATATATCCAATGGATGTGTTTTAATTGTGGTTATGGAAGTACTTCACATATGGTTAAAGATAGTGATTTTGTAAAATCATCTAAAGATGTACTACCTGAATTAATTAAAGATTTAGAATTTATTGATGAAAATAATTTTGTTTGGTACCCTAGTACAATTAATATTCCTAAAAAAGGTATATTATTCCCTAATGGAACTAGTAAAGATACTTGGGGATGGTCAGTTGCACCTTTAATTCTAATCAAAAAGGAAGAAAAATCTAAATTTCCTAAAAATCAAACACATAAAGTTAATTTAGCAGGTATGGAAAATTTTCCAAAAGAGTCATATGCCGCTGCTGTTACAAGATTAAACTCACTGTAGATAATGAATATAAGTTATGCAATAACAGTTTGTAATGAATTGGAGGAGATTAAACGTTTAGTGAATTTTCTCCTTTCTAACAAACGAAAAGAAGATGAGATAATAATTTTATTTGATGATAAGGGTACTAAAGAGGTTTGGAATTATTTAATTCAAGTAGAAACAAAAATTACATTACTTCATAGAGCTCAATTCAATAATGATTTTAGCCAATGGAAAAATCTACTTACCAAACTATGTACAGGAGATTACATTTTTCAGATAGATGCTGATGAAATTCCTCATATCAATCTAATACAAAACCTACCTGAAATGCTGAAAACTAATGATGTTGATATGCTTAG